AACCCTTCAAAGTCTCTTTCAGTATAGGAAATTCTTCTGTTTGCCATTTGTTATTAAATATTTATAATTACGAAATCTCTTTGTCCGAAAGCCACGTCGTCTGCGGTGAAATCAATTCTTATTTTTGCTGTATATTCTTCAGTCCCCCTGCCAGGTACTCTGTAAACACCACCAACACCTAAGTTGGATATATTCAAGTCCCCGATAAGTTCTGCATCATCAGTATATGGTGTAATTGATATATTGTTAATAGTTAAGTTCGGAATGAACTCACCAACTGCATCTTTAATGTCCGATTTGATCGCCTCAAAAGACGGACCGTCCAAAGGTTCAAAAATGAACTCGTATAATCTTGTACCAAAAGTGGGTAAGTAATACCTACTTCCTCTTCTAGTTAATAACAAGTGAAGGAGATTACTTCTAATCTCTTCTTCCGTTGTTACAGATAAAGAAAGGTAATCACCAACAGCACTATCCCTAAAAGGGAAGTTAATACCATATGTTTGACCGTCTGCCATATCTCATAAATATATTCCTGATATTTTTTTTAGAAATAAAAAACCCCTCACATTTGAGGGGTTTAAATAATTCTCAGTATTTTGATTATGCTTCACAAGAAGTACAAACCAAATCATTCAGATTAAGTTTCTTTCTTGCGAATGCCTGAGCTGAGTTCATCGAGTGTTGGTAGTATAGGGTTTTAACTCCCAACTGCCAAGCGTCCATAAGAAGTTTGTTAACATCCTTAGTTGGCATATCAGGTGAAATCATCAAGTTCAATGATTGAGCTTGGTCGATGAAATCTTGTCTAACTGCCGCTTGGTTGATGATTGTTGACTGGTTGATCTCAGCAAAAGTTCTGAATACATCTTTTTGTTCTTGAGTCAAGAAGTCCAAGTGTTGAACTGAACCATCGTGTTTCTTGATACTATCCCAAGTTGCTTTTGTATCTTTTTTCATAGATGCTAACAACTTCTGAAGTACTGGATTCTTAATGGTAACTTTCAATTTAGCAACGTCCTTAACATAAGCGTTAGACCAAATTGGTTCGATTGATTGTGAAACCTGACCCAAGATAAACGCTGAAGATGTAGTTGGTGCAATTGCATTCAAGGTAACGTTTCTTCTTCCGTATCCTACCAAGTGTTCGGGTTCTCCAAACATTTCAGCTAAAGTTGCCGATGCCTTGTAAGACTTATCTTTGATTAGTTTGAATACTTCAATATTCAATCTTGCACTGTCCTTACTATCAAAAGGTAATCCCTTAGACTGAAGAAGTGAGTGCCATCCCAATACTCCCAAACCAAGTGCTCTTTGTCTCTTAGCGAAGTTGTATGCTTTTTCAAGGTAGAAGAATGCTCTTTGACCTTCGATGGTACCATTGTTTCTGATGTCATCAATTTTACTAATAAACTCTGTTACAACAGCATCAAGGAAATATACCATCAACTCAACCGCGTCTGTGTCTTTCCACTCATCGTAGTGAAGAAGGTTCATAGATGACAATACACATACAAAAGATTCTTCTTCTGAGTTGTGAAGTGCAATTTCAGAACACAAGTTTGAATTGTTAATCTTCATTCCTTTGTCCTTGTAAACCTCAGGTGCCTTCTTGTTCATTGTATCGGTGAACATAATGTATGGGTAACCAATTTCACCTCTACGTTGGATCACCTTTGCCCAAATAGCTCTTTTCTCTTTGTCACCTGCAATCATTTCATTCATAAACTCATCGGTAACTGTGACCGCGTGAGTCAAATCTTGAATTGGGAATCCTTCGGTTCCAATCTCCAAGAACTCCATAATATCTGGATGTTCCACTGGTAGGTAAGGTGAGAAACGACCTCTACGGGTAGAACCCTGTGAGATGTTATCCACAACACTTTGGAATAGGTTCATAAAGTGAACCGCTCCAGGTGCTTGTCCGTTGTCGGTGATTTCTGCACCTCTACCACGGATGTTTCCGAAGTATCCTGAGGTACCACCACCCATCTTACTCATTTCACCAACTTCCGCCTGTGTGTAAAGAATTGACTCAATATTGTCACCAATGTTTGAACCAAAACAACTTACAGGTAGACCTCTCTTCTTACCGAAGTTAGCCCATACAGGTGAAGATAAAGAATACCAACCTTTTCCCATATATTCATAGAACTTGTCAGCAAAACCATCAATACCCAAAATCTCTTCAGCGTGGTCTGCAATAGTTCTAATTCTCTCTAAGGGTTCTTCACCCTCACTCAAATATCCTCTACGAAGAAAAGTAATAGACTCTTCGTTAATCCAATCAAAAGGTTTTCTGTCTTCCATATCTAATATTAAAATAAATCGTTCATAGTAATCGACTTTGATTTCTTACTGTAGTTGATACTTCTTTTGTTAAAAAAGTCAGTATGCTTAGTGGTGAGGATTTCATCATCAAACCACTCAGTAGTCTCCAACAAAGGTTGATTAATTTCAAATATACTATCAACTCCGATAGAATTCAAGGAGGTGTTGAATCTATGTTTAATAAATTCCATAGTTTGTGCTTTGGTCAAGAAGGGTAAGTCACCCTTTTCAAAAATCCAATCTACGATTTCTGCCTCAGCCTCATACGCATCTCTTGTAGCATCCACTAAGTCTTCAACCAATTCTTCAGTCCACCAAGTTGGGTTTTCTTGTTTGATTAAATTAACTAAATCAAATCCAAAACCTGCGTGAATATTTTCCTCTTTTGATGTCGCTTCCACAGCATTACTAATACCTTTTAAAACATTTTTGAATTTGTTAAAAGACATAATAACTAGGAATTGTGAGAACAAGGATACATTTTCAACAAACATTGAGAATAATACGACAGATTCAAAGTAATCTTGATTTTCAACAGACTTAGAGTTATGGATTGTTTTTTCCAAGTACTTAATTCTTCTACGAATTGCAGGGACTTCGAGAATATTTTCAAACTCTTTATTCAAACCAAGAAGTTGGATCAAATGTGAATAAGCGTCTGCGTGTCTTACTTCAGATTCTGCAAATGTTGCACCAACGTTTCCGATTTCAGGTTTTGGTAGTTTCTTGTAGATGTCACCCCAAAAGGATTTAACTGCAATCTCAATTTGTGAAATTGCCAACATAGCTCTTTGTACTGCACTTTGTTCTTCTTCAGAAAGGTGAACTTTAAAGTCCTGAATATCTGAAGTGAAATTGAACTCTGTGTGAACCCAGTACGAGTGTCTGATTGCGTCAACATATTCAACCAATTCAGGGTACTCGTAAGGTTTTAGATTTACCCTTTTTTGAAAAATGTTTGGTCTGTGTTTTGAACGATAAATGATGTATTCTTTTGCAACATCATTCAAACCATTATCCATTAGTTTGTTTTCCACCATATCGTGAACTTCGTCCACGTGTGGAACCCTGTCTTTATCTCCTTTGAAAAGACTTCTCTTCGCGAGTCTTGCAATTTTTTCGGCCATTTCTGTGTCAACTTTTCCAACTGACGCCATAGCCTTAGCAACCGCATTTTTTATCTTTTCAGATTCGAATAAGACTTTTTCACCGCTTCTTTTGATAACATATCGGTGGTCTTTTAGTGCTGTACTAAAAATGTTATTATCCATAGTTTTTGATTTATTTTAATTAAGTAGTTTGTTGTTTTCTTTTCTCCAACAGCTCTTTGATACGTTGTTTATTTTTCTCTTCTTTTTGTTCTTCAAGACCTAAGAAGGTAACACTTTGTTCAGTGTCAATAACAAGCATTTCGTTATCAAATTTGCAGTTTTCAAATACGATTCCATCCTTTCCAATACGAGATTTTGTGATGGCAATAGTTGCTAAGTTCATCTCTTTTTGTTGTAGAGATTTAGCAACAGATATAATTACGTGACCTACTTGGGCTTTCTTAATTGAACCCCCCATTTGGTCAGTGGTTACTACGTCAGATGATATAGAAGAACGGTTACCTTGTGTTGCGGTCCATCCTGCAAGACCAAGTTCGTGACACATAGACTCGAACCCTCTCATTACGGATCCTTCACTTTTCCATTCATCACCTAAGTTCTTATCGGGCATAATACAGTCAATGTAGTCTAACACAATC